GCTTCCCTGACCTAGATGCGTTGATGGGCAACGATGAACCCGAAGAAGGTCTAACCGACCCAGACGATGTGCCAGAGCCACCAGCCGACCCGATTACTCAACCTGGCGACTTATGGATATTGGGCGAACATCGGTTGTTGTGTGGCGACTCGACGGACGCTGAGAGTGTGGCGTATCTGATGAATGGGGCGAAGGCTGACATGGTATTCACCGACCCACCGTATGGTATGAAATTAGATACGGACTGGTCAGGTGCTAAATCGTCACTCAAATTCGCAAGTGAAAAAAACGCTTTGGGCGGGTCGAAGCACAAAACTGTTATAGGCGATCACAATGATTTTTCGCCAGAACTAATATCAGCCATCACAGATATAGATTCTAAAGAAATGTTTATTTGGGGTGCAGATTATTTCGCAGAATTATTACCAGAAAGAAATGACGGAAGCTTTGTTGTTTGGGATAAGCGACTTGATGAATCAGCCGACAAAATGTACGGCTCTACCTTTGAACTATGCTGGAGTCGTAACAGGCATAAACGCGAAACAGCCCGAATAAAATGGGCGGGAATATTCGGCACAGAAAAAGAGTTTGACCATAAAAGGCATCATCCAACCCAGAAGCCATCATTGTTGGCAGAATGGTTTTTTGACAAGTGGGGCAGTACAGAGGATTTGGTTGTTGACCTTTATCTTGGCTCAGGCACAACCCTAATCGCAGCAGAGAAAACGAACCGCAAGTGCTACGGTATAGAGATAGACCCGATCTACTGCGATGTGATCGTAAAGCGATGGGAAGACTTCACAGGACAGAAGGCAGAACTCGCAAAGCCCAACGATTCGCTAAAATAACCACAACAAGGCGGGGAGAAATGACAGAACCAAAGATCAGGATTCGTAAAACACTTCATCGTATGTGGGCTGAAGAACGATACAGTTACGTTGAGTGGTTGCTTGGCGTTGCGACTGGTCTTGTGGCTGGATTTGCACTGGCAAGTTAAAGCAAGTTCCATGACCCTTCAAGCAGCAAAGCCACCGAAACAATGGGAACGTATGCCCGACGAAAGCACTAAGGCATACGCAGCGTTCAACACGTATCTCCAACTCGGCGTAAACCGCTCATTGGACGAAGCATATTGTGTAGCAACAAACAAGCAGCAAGGTAGTGTCAGGGCAAGCGGTCAGTGGTCAGAATGGTCAACACAGTTCAGATGGTTCGCTAGGGCTACTGCATGGGACTCACACATAGCCGAGGCAGAGCGCAACTCAATCCAAGACCAGGCAGAGGACAACGCAAGAGAACGCGTCAAGGCTCTCCGTGGCGTACTCGGTCAGGGTATCCAGATTATCTCTAGGGCTAGGCTCGAAACTCTTTCAACATCAGAAGCGCGCCAGTTACTACCACAAGCGATCAAGGCGATTGAACTTGCCACCGATGGACTGCGAGAAGAATTCGGTACGCCTAGCAGACCTACTACTGAGCGTTCATTACAGATAACAGGCGACCTCGGTTCCGTAGGCGCGGTGGAGATTGAGGCATTTGACGACAAAGAATTACTCACGCGAATCGCTGCCAAAGAGCAAGGAATCCTCACTGAAGGCTTCGACCCTAACGCATACGAGGTCAACGGGCGAGGCGAGCTTATACCTATCGAGGGACGCAGCTAGAGATAGTCTCGTCTGTTTCGGGGAGCATGTGTACCCAGGGTATATGCGTGCGCCCCACATCATTCTTCTAGCCAACCTGCTTGAATCCGTCGCTCGTGGTGAGGTGCTTCGACTCATCGTTGAGATGCCACCACGCCACTCCAAGTCGATCCACGTATCAGAACTATTCCCTGCATGGCTGCTCGGTCATAACCCAGACCTGCGAATCATCAACGCTTCATACGCATCAGGGCTTGCAACAGCCTTTAGTCGCAGGGTTCGCAACACCATTGAGACAGACCAGTACCGAGAGTTATTCCCCGGCACACGCCTAGCCAAAGATAGTCGCTCCGCTGTCGCATGGGACTTAGAAGGTCGCCACGGTGGTTTGATCGCTGCGGGTGTAGGTTCGGGTATTACCGGACACGGTGCAGACGTTCTAATCATTGACGATCCAGTAAAAGACCGAGCATCAGCAGAATCCGAAACGATCCGTGAGGCTACGTGGGACTGGTACACCTCAACGGCGCGCACTCGTGTGCATCCTGGCGGTGCGATCATCATTTGTCAGACTCGCTGGCATTACGACGATCTAGCGGGAAAACTTCTTGCCGGTAAAGACGAGGATGATGAGTTCGGTGATGAATGGCAGGAAGTAAAATTCCCAGCTATCGCAGAAACATCTGATGCATTGGGGCGCAAGGTGGGCGAACCGCTCTGGGAAGACCGATACCCCATAAGTGAACTAATGGCGATCAAGTCCGCTATTGGTACTCGTGACTGGACAGCGTTGTACCAGCAATCGCCAACAGACGAAGAAGGCGCGATCTTTCCGCTGCAATGGTGGAAATACTACGATCCGAAAGAGATGGTGTTTTCTAGTAGGACATCGACGTACCAGTTCTGGGACACAGCGTTCAAAGAGGGCGAGGGTGCTGACTACTCGGTGTGCGCTACGTGGACAGTAGGGCATGACGGGCTGGTGTACGGTCGTGATTGGTGGAAGGGGCAACCGCAGTTTCCCGAACTGAAAAGAATGGTTCAGGTACAGTATGATGCGTATAAGCCCGACGCAATCTATATCGAAGACGCTGCCAGTGGTCAATCACTCATTCAAGAACTCAAACGCTCGAACCTTCCGATACGCACCTTCAAGGCAGACCGATCTAAAGAGGCGCGCGCTCATGCGATTACACCGTACATCGAGAACGGTAGGGTTCTTCTTCCAGAGGGTCATTCATTCATGGCTCAGTTCTTAGAAGAACACTCGCGGTTCCCGAACGCCGCACACGATGACATTGTGGATACGACTACAATGGCACTTGGTCTATTGGCACGCCCTGCTGATACGATAAACGCACCGACGATGGCAACTAAGAAATCGTCGTGGAGATAAGTGATGACAACCCAGCAGCAACACGAATCAGAGCCACGCGAACCGCAAGACCCACAGGTAACGCCGCTTCCAGAAACAGGCAAAGTCTACGGTGATCGTGGTCTTTCTATTTGGGCAGGGTTTCTTTCCGAGGAATATCTCACTGACCTCAAACCCTGGAACAAAGAAGTCCGCACCTATCTGGAAATGCGGGATGACTTCACTATCTCGACATTGCTCGACGCAATCAAGATGGTGCTGCTGAAAGCAGAGTTGACCGTCGAACCTGCGTCGAATGATGTTGTAGACGTAATGGTTGCTGAGTGGGTTGACTCGAACCTGCGGGAAATGGAGCGGCAGACACTTCGTTCGTTCCTAGACGATGCACTGGAAATCCTCGATTTTGGATTCTCGTTGCATGAGATAGTCCTAGAGAAACGTTCAGACGGTCGGCTCTGGCTTCGCAACCTCGAACCACGAGGGCAAGAGACACTTCGCCGCTGGCAGTACGATGATGTCCACCACCCAGACGTTCTAACGCATTTCATACAGGGTGGATTCCGTGGTTCAGCACCGCGCCGTGAAGTCGCTATTCCAATCGACAAGTGCGTACACATCACCTTCCGAGGGCGCAAAGGCTCACCACAGGGAAAGGCGATGCTTCGCTCGCTATATCCCGCTTATAAATTCCTAAAGAACTTCCGTGTATTTGAGGGCATTGGTGTTGAGCGTGACGTAGGTGGCATGCCGGTCTACGAGATGCCAGAGGGTGCTAATGGCACTATCGGCTCTGCCGAACAAGAAGAAATCAACATTATGCTTGAAGGCATCCGTCAGGACGAGGCAGTATTCGCCAAGATTCCTCACGGTGCAAAGCTCACCTCATACAGCGCAGGTGCGAAAGCCTACAACGTGCGAGAGATTATCCGTGACTATGAGAAGGCAATTCTCATGCGCGGCTTCGCACAGTTCATTGCACTCGGCATGGACAAGGTAGGCACACAGGCGTTGGTCGAGGGGCAGTCAGAT